CCTGGGTTAATATCAGGCCGGGCAACGGGCCGCTCGCCCGCTACCTCAAGCTACTCGGCTTTGCCCGTCCCGATAGCTACCTCGGCGGGGTCTCGCTCTGGGTCTCCGAGTTCAACCAGAGCCTGGCAAAGAAAGAAGCCTACGCCTTCGCCTTCGCGAAGGTGCTCCAGGACGCGGGCGTCCGCGCCTACGCTGGGTCACGCATCGACTGAGAGGAGCCTGAGATGAGATACACAGTCACCGACAGGATCTACACGGAAGTCCGACAGACCGGCCGCACCTACGGCGTCTTCGGAGTCGCCCACGGCACTGCCGCGCTGATTGAAGGCGGGTTCTTCCGCCGGCCCGTCGCAGAGGCTACCGCCAAGCGGTGGGCAGCTGAGTGTCTCCAGGACCTCGTCGAGACGGCCGAACGGGAGGCTGGATGGGACGCCACGCCATGACCTTTCCCCGCGGCCACGTCGGCTTTAACGCAGTAACGCACGACCGTTAAGGGAGCGGTTTCTCCCGGTTGAGTGAACGAAGGAGTGATACAACATGACGATCAAGTTCCAGCCGAATGACAAAGGGAATCCTCCGGGGAAGTTGGCGGACGCGGAGTTGTACTTTGCTGGCGGTCCGTTGGACGGACTGAAACTCGTCGGCTTCGCCGTCTGGCAGCGGAACAGCGGACGGAACGTGACGTTTCCGGCGCGGCAGTACACCGCCAACGGGGAGCGTCGGAGTCACGCGCTCCTGCGTCCCGTCTTGGACACGACGGCGCAGGATCGGCTGCGAGACGTGATCCTCTCCGCCTACCACCAGTACGAGGACACGTTGGCGGAAGCGGGCTAGGCGCTATGGCACGGCGGCGACCGTGGCGGTGAAGCTGGGCGACGAGGACGGTGACGCGCACGGAGGAGCCATGAGACCCCTCGACCACTTCGACCTGCCGGACCCTGAGCCGCCGACGCGCCACAGCTGCGACCAGTGCGCGGAGCGCGAGGCGCGCGAAGGTGAGTTCTTCTACTGCCGTGACTGTGGACAAGTCCTGTGCCCGGAGACCCTGCTGCGCAGACGCCCACGCCGAACGCCTCGCTGCCTTCCGGATGGACGACTGACGTGACGGTAGTCTTTTCTCATCAGCTGTGCTAGACTGACCCTACTTGGCGGGCCTACCGGCCCGGCAATCGCCGTCTGACTGGACACCTCCTTCGGACGCGGCCAAGTGCTCGCCCTCGCGCATTGAGGTGTCAATGTTCGCTGCCTGGCTCGCCCAGCAAGCTACCCGCCCTGACGTCGTCGGCCGCCTTGCGCGCCTTGCCGCCGAGAGTGGGCGCTTTCCACCATCGCATCACTGGCGGCTCTACGCCTTTCTCCATTGGGCAGGATCCGATCATCAGCTCCGAGACGCCGTGAAGACCGCTCATCGAGAATGGCGGCGGCAACGATGATACCGACCGTGTCGGGCGGAGGACATGTGCCTCGTCGTCACAGTTCTCGGGCGTGGACCTCAGGTCGATGACGCCGCGCCAGTACGCCATCGCGTGGTTTCTCGACAACGAGATCCGCCTTTTTCCCATTAAAGCGTATGATAAGGTACCCGCCTGCGCGAGCTGGGATGACTTTCTGGCGACACCCGCTGAGGCTGCCGACTGGATCAACTACGGCGTCGTGCTTGGCCAGCTCGCCGTCATCGATACCGACACGCCTGAGGCCGAGGCGTGGGTGACGCAGCACCTGCCGCCAACGCCCTTCATGGTCACGACCGGCCGTGGCGTGCACCGCTATTATCAACTAGGCAGCAATGATGCGCCGCACTTCCTGCATCGCGGCGGCCACACGATCGAGTTCCGCCACGCCGGCCAGTATGTCGTCGGCCCCGGATCGATCCACGCATCAGGCGCGGTCTACCTCGCCGCTGACTGGGCCTGGAATCTTGGCGCGGTGCCGTGGTTTCCACTTGACGCCTTCGCCTGGGATGACCGCCCGGCGGAGGCCCAAGGCTCTGGCGACGGGCAGCCGCTCGTCCTACCGCCAGTCATCGCTGCCGGTGAGCGCCACGATCTCCTCTTCAAGTGGCTCAGGTCGCTCCAGGCACGCGGCGTCGAGGATCTCGCCACGCTGTTGGCACTGCTCCGCGATGAGAATCAGACGCGCTGCGTGCCGCCGCTCCCTGACGCCGAGCTCACGCGCTACATCACGCGGGTCGCCGCCTATCACGACAGGCCGGACTTCGTCAGACGCCAGACGATCGATGCCGTGACGCTTGCCGGTGAGCTGATCGATGCTGGCGTCGGCCGCGAGGCCGCGATCAGCGCTGCCCAGCGGCTCGACCCCACCTTCGACCCCAGCGGACGCGCCCCAGCCCAGCCGCTCGTTGCGCCGCCGCCTTTAGCGACCACCGAGCTTGCCCTTCCTGACGCGATCGTCGACATCGAGGAGCTCAGATGACGATCGACGACGTCAACCGTGAGTATGCCATCGTCGGCGTCGGCAACCGCATGGTCGTCATGCAGCTTGCCGCTGACGGATCGATCGTCGAGCTCTGGGATTATGAACACTTCAAGCGGCGGCTGATCAAGGAGTTTATCAACGTCCGCGGTGCCGACGGCGAGATCAAGGTCAAGCCGCTTGCCGACGTCTGGCTGAAGCACCGGCAGGGGCGCCAGTATGACAAGCTCGTCTACGCCATGCCGGGATCGCCAATCGCGGCAGGACTGCGCGACTACAACGGCTGGCAAGGCTTCAGCACGCTGCCGCAGGCCGGCGACTGGGCACTGAACCGCGCCCACCTTCGCGATGTCATCTGCGGCGGCAACGACGCCTGCTTCCGCTGGGTCATGAACTGGCTCGCCGCGCTGGTCCAGCTGCCAGGCCGGCACGCCTGGACGGCCCTCGTCCTCCGCGGCGGGCAGGGGATCGGCAAGGGCCACTTCGCCAACACCATGGTCGGCCGCCTCTTTGGCCCGCAGCAGTACCTCCACGTTCTTGGTTCCGGGCAGCTGACCGCCGAGTTCAACGAGCATCTCTCCGGTAAGGTGCTCATCTACGCTGACGAGAGCACCTGGGGCGGCGATCCGCGGGCTGCCGCAAAGCTGAAGGGGCTCGTGACAGAGGATACCATTCCCATTCACCGAAAGTTCCTCAAGATGATCGACGAGCTTTCTATGCTCCACATCATCATCGCCAGCAACAACGAATGGCCGATCCCCATTGAGGCCGGCGACCGGCGCTTCACCGTCTTGGACGTGTCGGAGGAGCGGAAGCAGGATCAGACATACTTCGGCCAGCTTCTGGCCGAGCTCGCCGGCGGTGGCAGGGCGGCCATGCTCGCTGATCTGCTCGCGTGGCCAGTTGATGAGGCCATGCTCAGACAGCCGATCATGACCGCCGCGAAGTCGCAGATCGCCGTGCAGTCGATGAAGCCGACAGAGCACTGGTGGCTGGAACTCTTGGAGCGTGGGTCGATCGTCGACGAGACGTGGCCCTCGTCAATCACAAAGAAGGCCCTCCACGGCAACTACCTCGCCTTTCTTGATCAGCATCACAAGCAAAGCCGCGACCGTCGGGCAACAGAGACTGAGCTTGGGATGTTCCTGAGGAAATACACGCCGGTCGATCAGAAGCTCGTCGTGAATGGCGTGCGTGAGCGGGTCGTTGTGCTCCCGACGCTCGCCGAGTGCAGGGCGGCGTTCATCGCGGGGCTCGGCTGGCCTGCCGATCACCCGTGGGATAACGAGGGTGCCAGCGTGCTGCTAACTGACGTCGGCGAGGCGTGGGAGCCGCCGCTGACGTCCGACGAGATGTGATCACGCTTTTTCTTTTTCTTCTCTGCCTAAAGTAAAAGGACCGCATAAAAACAGGCGAAATGTGAGTCCCTCGTTGGAGGGGTCTTGCATAGGACTTTCGCCCTTTGACCACCGTTTCTTCGCTTGCATAGGTAAAAGGTATGAGTCACGAATGGAAATAGGTTGGACAGGTTAGACAGGTTAGACAGCGTTTGGTGAGCCAACCACGCGGGTGTGTCCAACCTGTCTAACCTGTCTAACCTTTTTATAGGAGAGAGGAAAAAACGGTAAAGGCGAAAGTAAAAATGCCTATACGGTTTGGGGTGTTGGACAGGTTAGACAGGTTAGACAGGTTGGCCGCGTTTTACCAATGAGTAATTCACGGTGTTTCGACAGTTAGCAGCACTTGTGCTAGGCTCTCAGGCGTGGCCGATGACGTTGTACTTCCGCCAGAACCTTTGCCTGATCCAGCACTCCGCCCTTTGACGCCGCGTCGCAAGGCATTCGTGCAAGAGTATCTCGTCGATAACAACGGGACACAAGCAGCAATTCGTGCGGGATATAGTGCTGGCACCGCGAATGAACAAGCCGTGTTCCTGTTAGCCGATCTTAGTGTTGCAGCAGCGATCGCAATCGCGCAAGCGCAACGCGCAGCGCGGGTCAATGTCAAGGCCGATGCAGTCCTCCATGAGATGTCGCTGCTCGCCAACTCGTCGATCGAGCACTATCAGGTCGATCATCTTGGGAACTTGACCGCTGCACCTGGCGCACCAGAAGGCGCGATGCGTGCCGTGCAGTCAGTGAAGAAGACGATGCGGGTCGACAAGGACGACAACATGACGGTGACCGTCGAGTTTCGTCTTTGGGATAAGCCAGGCACGTTGAAGCTCATGGGACGACACATCGGCTTGTTCCCCGATCGGACGGAGCATACAGGCGTCGGCGGAGGCCCGATCGAGACGGTGGCACGCGTCGAGCGGGTCGTCGTCGATCCAAAGTCTTAGTCAGGATTATGGGGCGCACGCTTCAGATCCCGATCTCGCGCTCCTTTGTGCCTTTGCTGCAGCCAAGTCGCTACAAAGGGCTTTATGGCGGCCGCGGATCTGGCAAGTCACACGTCTTCGCCGAGTTGCTGATCGATCATGCGTTGGTCGAGCCTGGCCTGCGGGCCGTCTGCGTTCGCGAGGTGCAGAAGTCACTCGAACAGTCAGTCAAACGGTTGCTTGAAGACAAGATTGCGACGTTTGGGCTACGGCATCAGTTTCGCATCACGCAGAATCACATCGAGACACCAGGTGGTGGGATCTTTATCTTTCAGGGCATGCAGAACCACACAGCTGACAGCATCAAGTCGCTTGAAGGCTACAGGCGTGCGTGGGTTGAAGAGGCACAGTCCTTGAGCGATCGCTCATTGACGTTGCTCCGCCCTACACTGCGCGAAGAAGGCTCTGAGATTTGGTTCTCGTGGAATCCTGAGCTCGATACTGACCCCGTTGATCGTTTTTTGCGGAGCGCGACCCCGCCTCCAGATGCAATCGTACTCGGGACGACATGGCGCGACAACTCGTGGTTCCCTGACGTGCTCCGTAAGGAGATGGAGTGGGATCGTCAACATGATCGCGAGAAGTATGAGCACGTGTGGGAGGGGGCCTACCAAACACATGCAGAAGCACGCGTGTTCAAGAACTTCAAGGTCGAGTACTTTGACACGCCGTCTGATGCCGTGCTTTACTTCGGAGCTGACTGGGGCTTCAGCGTTGATCCGGCTGTCTGCGTGCGGCTGTTCATCCAGGGGCGGACGTTGTACATCGATCATGAGGCGTACGAGGTTGGGTGTGAGATCGATCACCTGCCAGCACTCTTTGACAAGGTGCCCGGGTCGCGTGAGTGGGAGAGTCGGGCGGACAGCGCGCGGCCAGAGACGATCTCCTACATGCAGCGTCATGGCTATCCGCACATGGAAGCGGCAACAAAGGGGAAAGACAGTGTCAAGGAAGGCATCATTTTTCTTCAAGGCTATGACATCATCCTCCACCCCCGATGCGTCCATGCCATCGATGAGTTCAAGCACTATTCTTACCAGAAGGATCGTCTGACGGGACGCGTCATTCCGTTACTTGAAGATAAAAAGAATCATGTGATTGACAGTGTGCGATACGCCATTGAGCGTGTTCGTGCTACAGTAAGCGAGGGCACGTGGGGCAGATGAGCGAGACGGACGTGCAAAATCAGCCTATCGTTGACGGGCCGCGGCTGGAGACATTACAGACTGCTGAGATTCGTGCGGCAGCAAGCGTGCTGCTTGAACGGCTCCAGTTTCTCCGGCAAGCTGGTATCACCTTTCAGGGCGACCGCGATCTCTACGAGGTCCTCGGCTACGATCGCATCATCACGAATCGCCAGTACCGTGATCGTTACGCGCGTGGCGGTGTCGCGAAGCGGATCGTCGAGGTCTTTCCGAATGCCACGTGGCGTGGCAGCATCGACCTCATCGAGGACGAAGATCCGAAGGTCACGACGACGTTCGAAAAGGAGTTTGAGGCCTTCGCCCAGCGCCTGAAGCTCTGGGCCGTTCTGCGCCGGGCTGACATCCTCGCCGGCCTGAGCACTTATGGCGTCTTGCTGATCGGTGCACCTGGACAGCTTGACACCGAGCTGCCGAAGGCGTCCAACTCCAGCAAGATTCTGTACCTCACGCCGCTCTCTGGCGGCGGCGGACCGTTGAACAAGCGACAAGGTGTGAACGCGACGGCCATGCTCGACACGGAGTGCACCATTCATAAGATGGTCGAAGATCCGCAGAGTGAGCGGTTTGGCTTGCCCGAGATGTATCAGCTCCGGCGCATCGGTGTCAGCGACGCGAGCTTCAACAAGCCTGTTCACTGGACGCGCATCATTCACATCGCCGAAGGCTGCCTCGATGACGAGATCTATGGCTTGCCGGTGCTCGAGAACGTGTGGAACCTGCTCGACGATCTCGACAAGGTGATCGGCGGGGGCGCAGAAGCCTTCTGGCTCCGTGCAAATCAAGGGCTGAATCTCAATCTCGATAAGGATCTCAAGCTTGATGCTGTCGCGGAGAGCAAGGTCAAGGACGAGATTGATGAGTACCGACATAACATCTCGCGCGTCCTGAAGACGCGCGGTATGGATGTGCGGACGCTTGGGTCTGACGTGGCAAACTTCTCGAATCCGGCCGATGCGATCATCACACAGATCGCCGGCTCGAAGGGGACTCCGAAGCGGTTGCTCGTCGGGTCGGAGATGGGCGAGCTCGCGAGCTCACAGGATCGCGACAACTGGAAGGATCAAGTTGCGGGACGTCAGACAGGCTACGCCGATCCCTACATCGTCCGCCCGCTGATCGACCGCTTGATCGCGTATGGCTACCTGCCGAAACCTGCACAGTACGAGGTCCGCTGGCCGTCGATGCAAATACAGACGGACGACGAGCGGGGCAAAGGCGCCACGTCGTGGGCAGCGGTGAATCAATCACAGGGCGAAACGGTCTTCACGTCGGACGAGATCCGCTTCAAGTGGTATGGCATGGATCCGCTGACGCCGGCCCAGAAGGCGGAAGAGGCGGAGAAGAAGCAGCCTGCCGTGCCGGAAGAAGTACAGGTGCTTGGTGGAGCTGGCAGCGGCCATTTCGGGCATGCGGGGAGGCCGGGTGAGGTAGGTGGAAGCGCGGAGGTTGCAACTCCGCAGGAAGCACGGGAGGAGTATGATCGCTCATATCTGAGCCCCTCGCGTGCATTAGCGGACTACTTGCAGCTCTCGCATGAGACTGTCAATGGGTATCTACGTTCAGGAAAGCAGGGAGCGCCCCGCAACCAAGTAGAGCAGGATGCGCAAGACATGATGACGAGCTTGGACAGCTTGTTTGAGGATAAGAACGTCGTGCGTACTCTCAAGAAGGAAACGAAGTTGTATCGCGGCATTGCGAGCGCAGACGTCGCGGGTGTGATGGAAAGTCTACGTCGTGGCGACGTGATCAGTGACAAGGCATTCGTGTCGACGTCCTTCAATGAGGCAATTGTTGACAAGGCGTATGGATGGCCTGGGGTTGACAATGACAGCGTCGTCTTGGAGATCGTTGCGCCAAAAGGAATACGGTATCTGACAGGGCGCCTGAGTGAGCGCGAAGCAATTCTACCACGCGGCACGAAGTTTCGCGTGACGCATACACCGAATCGCGCTTGGCGCGGCGGTCTTACCGTTAGAGTCAGGGCGATCAAATGACGTTGTACCTTACACTCATGCCACCATACAGCGACGAGGTGCAAGAAGAACGCGAACCTTCTGTTCAACCTGAGGATGAAGAACTTGTCGAAGTCTTGCGTGCCGCCATCGAGGCGAACAACACTGACGTCATTGACGCGATCATCGGGACGCGACACCTTGGTGGCCCAGGCTCTGGTCACTTTGGGCATACTGGCAGGCCAGGACAAGTAGGCGGCTCAGCGCCTGCTGGCACTGCCGGCGCAGTGCAGATCGCCAAGCCGTCGAGCGCCTATCCGCCGTCGCGATCAGACGGGCACGACACGCGCGAGATGTTCTCGGATGGGAGAGGGCACTACACGGAGGAGCGTCAGCAGCTCCACGAGGCGATTATTCAGAAGTTCATGCAAGGGAAGCAGCCATCTGCCGCGCCAGTGGCGATGGTGTTTGGCGGCGGGCCAGCATCGGGGAAGAGCACGGCGTTCAATCCAGAGGAGATTGCGCCTGGCCACGTGATGGTGAACCCTGACGAGATCAGAGCGCTGCTGCCGGAGTTTAGGGAGCGGGCGGCAACGGACAAGAGCGCGGCGAACTTCGCCCACGAGGAAGCGAGCGACATCTCGAAGTTGCTGACGACGCGCGCGTTAGCTGGCAAGTACAACGTCGTGCTCGACGGGACCGGTGACAGTGCGATCGAGAAGCTCGGCGGCAAGATCGCGGCGATGCGGGCGGCAGGACACACGGTCGTCGGCGCCTATGTGAGTATCCCCACGGACATCGCGATTGGGCGTATGAACACACGCGCGGAGAGCATGAAGGCACGCGGCGAGGTGCCGCGCTATGTGCCAGAGACATATCTGCGAGACGTGCATACCGCTGTCTCGGTCACGTTCCCTGAGGCCATCAGACAGGGGCTCTTCGACCGCTTCGAGCTGTACGACAACACGACGGTGAAGAAGCTGGTTGTCTCCGGCGTGAAGAAGCAGATGACGATTCACGATGCCGACCTCTGGAATGCGTTTCTCGCGAAAGGACGACGATGATCACGACGGATGAACTCGCACGAATGGTCGTTGAGATTGAGACGGGCAAGCCGCCGTCGCGCACCGACCCGGAAGCCTCTGCGATGCGCGCGAAGCTGAAGTCGGAGTGCGAGCAGATCAAGGCGAAGGGTGGCGCCGTGATGGTGCCATTTGAGCTACCGGACCTCGACTGAGGGATATATGACACGATCACGAAAACGACGTCCAACGGATGCCACGATGCGGAACGTACGCGCGGCAGTGAAGCGCCTCGCTCGGCTCGAAGCGCGCGTCAAGAAGCTCGAAGCCAAGGCACGTGCTTAGTCTCGCGTTGGCCCCTGATCGTGCGGCGGCGCTGCTCGTTAGGGCGCTGGGTGGGCCGGGGTCTGGGCACTTCGGGCACGCGGGAAGACCTGGAGAGGTGGGTGGATCTTCATCGGCTGTCCTACCTGTTCAAGACTTCTATCACGGCACCACGCTTGAGGCTGCTCAGCGCATTCGCACGGAGGGTCTTAGGCCGCTGTCTCTCGGCGATAAGGTGTTTGCAACAACCAATCCGATCGTAGCTGTGCAGTATGCAAAAGATCGTGGATGGGAAAGCCGGATGGAGGTTGCTGTTGTTGTTATCGACAAGGCTGCAGCACATCTCTTTCAGACATACTCTGACCGACCCGACTCTTACGTGACATCTCGTGTTACGATTTTGCCGAAGTACATCAAAGAGGTGCGTGTTCACGGCTATTGGGATCCGACAAGTGCTCCGCACACTCGTAAGCTCTCCGAAGCCGCCGCAGATCTGTATCTCGTCTTGAGCCTTGATGCCTTTAGAACTCTCGGTGGACCCGGCAGTGGCCACTTCGGTCATGAAGGTCGCCCCGGCTACGTCGGCGGCTCCCTCGGGCGTCTCGATCCAGGCGCGGCCGTCGAGGTCGGGCCGCTCGGTGTGGCGGGCTACATCTCTCGCGCCGTTGGGCCAGATCACTTTCAAGTCGTGAAGGAGCAGCCCGTCGATCGGCTCGCTACACCAACGTCACCAGCCCGCGGGATCGGCCGCGACTGGAGAGTCGGGCCGTTTAAGCACGTCGACAGGTTCCAGCAGGTCACGGTGATCGGCGTCTTCCACCGCAACGAGCTGAAGGCGCTCGGCGGCCCAGGTAGCGGGTATTTCGGCCACGCGGGGAGACCAGGCGAAGTCGGAGGCTCGGCGCCGAGCGGATCGTTGAACGCGGATGTTGGCGATGAGACGGGCCTTGAGGCACCTCAGGTCGGGCAACCATTCATCGTCTTCCGTCTCGGGAGGCCAGAGGGCGGCCTCGACAATCGAAACGCGGGGAACGCGGAAGGCGTGGCCGCCTACATTGCCAACACGCAGGACTTCGAGAAGCCACAAACGTCTCACGCGACGCACATCACGGCCTACGAGGTCGTCGCGCTCGCGCCGTTCAACGACTATCGGCTGGCGAACAAGGGACAGGTTGGACCACCGCCCAAGAAGTGGCAGCGCGTCGATGGGAAGTTGGTCGAGGTTGAGCCACACCCGTACGAGACTGAGGTATCTTCGGAGCGCGGGCCGGGGCGTACTGCCGCGATCTACAATCCCACGCATCCTCATCCTGCATATGAAGGGCACGGCGGCGAGGTGATCTACACCTTCGTGCAGGGCGGCGCGTGGAAGGCGACGGTGCTCAAGTCCATCCCACTGTCGGAGATCCAGGCAGAGATGGGCATGAACTTCGACGAGTCGGGTACGCTTGCCGGCGCGAAGGCGATCCGGCATGCCTTTCAGAAGGTGCTGCGTGCAGGAGGCGGCGCGGGCAGTGGCTACTTCGGCCACGCGGGAAGGCCCGGCGAGGTTGGTGGATCTGCACCGTCTGGCGTCAGCACGAAGATCATCTCTGGTGACATCGGGATCGGCGGAGTAACACTCCCAGATACCGACGAAGAATTGACCGAGGCAGACGCGCAGGCTACGCTCGCCGCCACGCGGACGGGGATCGGCGCACCTGTGTACGTCCTCGGCACGCCGCGTGGACTGCACCCTTCCGCCGCGATTCGTTATGTCTCAGCCTACGGCGAAGAACAGACGTTCGCGCCGACACCTGCCGACGTCATGATGGGACGGCCGAACGAGTGCTACAAGAATGCCAGCTTGCTCGTATTTGAGCGTCCGGATCTCACCTACGTCGAAGGGTTCATGTACCCGGAAGGCCGCGCGGGCCTGGCGGTGCTTCATGCGTGGGCGGCGACGAAGGATGGCACCGTCGTCGACAACACGCCGATCCGCATGACGCACAGTGGCAACACGTTGTACCGTCCGGGTACCGGCGGCGTGCCGCGCTACTTCGGCGTCACGTACGACAGGGCGAAGTACCTCAAGTACCTCTACACGGCGAAGTTCTACGGCGTCTTAGGCAGCACCGAGAAGAACGCGGCGAAGGCCATCGCCAACGGCGGGAGGCACCTCAGATGAACGAGCAGCTGCTCGCGCCGTTCGTCTCACAGACGGGGATGGCGGTCGAGGAGAGCTTGCTGGCCGAGCTGGCGCTCCGCGACCTCGGCGGCCCCGGCAGCGGCTACTTTGGACACGCCGGACGCCCTGGTGAAGTTGGAGGCTCGGCACCAACCTCGACGGACATTGACGCTGAGTCGACAGGGGTCTTGGAGCAGGCGCTCATCGACGAGACACGGGCGATCGTAGGGCGGCATACTGATGGGCAGGAACAGTGGGAGGGTGCCATCGGGGCGTTCGACAGAGAGGAGTTGGCATCAGCCACGCCACACGCGAGGGGGCTCGTTAAGCAGCACATCGTCAATACGCTTGGACCGGCACTTGCAGAAAGAGTACCGGAGGAGGACTTTCACGCACTGTTTGCGAAGGGACTAGTGCAAGAACGACTTGACGGCTGGGCTGACACCTCAGGCGACCACGACCCGCGGGCAATCCGCATGCAGCACGCCGTCGCTGCGGAGTTTGGCATCGAGGATGCGGCGTTTGGCCATCTTGAGAGCGGCGTCCCCTCGCATGCTGAGAACCCAGCGTATTGGCAGCTTCCATCTCGACAGCTCGAGCAGAAGCTCGACAGGCTCTACTCGCGGGTCGAATACGAGCGGACGCAGGCCTGGTTTAAGGAGCAAGGCATCAAGCATGTGACGTTGTTTCGTGGACAGCGCGATTCTACGTTTGATCGTACTGAAGAAGGAGTCATCGTTCGCATGCAGCCTGCTTCTTCGTGGACAACAGACTTTCACATGGCCAATGACTTTGCGAAGCAAGGAACGAATTGGCGTAATGGAGTTATATTTGCCGCGAAGGTCCCCGTCTCGCGCATCTTGAGCACGGCACTTACAGGTCGGGGGTGCCTCAACGAGGCTGAGGTGCTAGTGCTTGGCGGCAAGATGAAGGCGAAGGTCTATACGAGCACTAAGACGATCAAGTCTTACTTTGAGGCCAAGAAGTCGAAGCTCAAGGCCGCACTCGCCGCGCTCGCTGGCAAGAAGATGTCCGTCATCGAGGTCGACGCCGAGATCGTCAACGCCGACTGGCCGAAGCGGACGCCTGACAGGATGAACGAGCTTCGCACAGCGGCCGCGAAGGTCTGGCCGACTGACACGCTGCTGCAGGCAGCGGACGCACAGCAGTCCAAGCTTGAGGTCGCCGTCACGTATGCCTTCGCGATGGGCCGCAAGGCGCTCTCGAAGACAAGTCCGAACCCAGACGTCGTGGCCAACGCAGTCAAGCGTGCACTGTTTGCTGTGCTGCCCAAGACGCTGCTGGCCGTGCTCAACGAGGGTGGACGTGTCGGGCTGGAGATCCTGCAGCAGCAGCTGAGGACAGCGGGTGGGCCTGGATCTGGGCACTTTGGGCATGCGGGGAGACCGGGAGAGGTTGGTGGGTCTGCACCTTTTCAAATCGTGTATCCAGATGGAAGTGTGCAGCAGTTTAGGGCTTCAGATTCCTTCCGTACCGCGAAGAAGGACAAGAAGACGTCGCCCTTCTCCATCACCTTCAACGTGAAGAACCCACACGCGAAGCAGTGGGCCGAAGAGCACGCGACGGAGCTCGCTAAGGACTTGTCCGACACCACGCGAGACGCCGTGCGCCGTGCGATCGCAGAGATCTTCGAGACCGGTGATGCGGATGAGGCGTTCGCGCGGATCCGCGAGGCAGTCGGGAACAAGGCCCGCGCGGCCCTGATCGCGCGGACGGAGGTCCTGCGTGCCGCGCACGCGGGTCAGCGTCTCGCCTGGGATCAGGCGGTCGACGAAGGGTTTCTGTCAGGCGACGAGCGGCGCGTGTGGATCGCCACGCCGATCAACCCGTGTCCCCTCTGTCAAGAACTCGACGGCAAGACGGCTCAGTTGGGGAAGGACTACCCACTCGACGGCGGCGAGGGCCCGCCGCTTCATCCAAACTGTCGGTGTACGGAAGGGATCACCTATGACTGAGACACGTAGCCTTCATGTGCTTGGCGCCACGGGCGTCGCACGGCGAGAGCAGTTCGAAGGCCGGCAACACCTTGTCGTACCTGTGGTCGCCTTGATGGAGGGCGTCATCCATGCAGTGAATGCCCAGACGCCGGAGTTCGTGTCTGCTGACACGCTTCAGCGGGCGGCACTGTCGTGGAACGGACGCCCAATTACTTTCGGGCACCCGGCTGAAGGCGGCAAGCAGATCTCGGCGAACGTCGCCAAGGTCTTGGAGCAGCAGGCGTTTGGGCGAATCTTCAACAGCCGCGTCGAGGGTAAGAAGCTGCTCTGCGAGGC